ATCAATGACAATATTCTTATCTCTTGCCTTTTTATATTCAGCATATTGCTTTCTATCTTCAGGCTTTGTCATATCTAAATCCGCAAGATTAAATGGCTTTGCGTCAACCTTACCCAGATTTGCCTTGCTTCCTGACCCTGACGGGGTTGCTGATTGGAAGTGAGGGTTCTCCGTAATGAAGTCCTTTACATATTCGTCAATACTTTTAAGGTCTCCGTCCTTGTTATATATTGGCTGATTATTTTCTGCAAGTATTTCTACTTTACCATCTTGAGTTAATTTAACATTACTCTTTAGTAAATCTTTTACTTGCTCAGGATTAACTGCTGAGTTCTTTGAAGCCGCATTTAATAATGCACCATCAACTTTTACTTTTTCAATTTCTGACCTTAAACCAGATATTTCTTTGTTAGACTTTTCAGCTTGTTCTTTTAATATTTTTTCAAACTCGCCTCTAGCCTTTTGATCTTCCATTTGTTTATTTTCTTTTTCTTCTAATAGTTTTCTAGCTTGTTCAGGGTCAATACCTGAAT